AGATATCCGGCGTCAAGTATGACATCTCCTCCTACGCAGATGTGGTGGAAGCCATCCATGTCATGCAGGAGAGCATGGACATTGCAGGAACGACCGCCAAGGAAGCGGAAGCCACCATTTCCGGCTCTGTCAATGCACTGAAATCCGCCGTGTCGAACCTCATCGTAGGCTTTGGTGATGCGGACGCTGACATGGAGCTGCTGTGCAACAACATGGTGGATGCCTTCAAGACTGTGGTGGCAAACATCACCCCGGTCATTGAAAACATCGTGGCGGCTCTGCCCACGGCGCTGGACGCTCTGCTGACGGCTGTGGGTGAACTGCTGCCCACGCTGCTGGAAGCAGTCACCGAACTGTTCTCGCAGGTGCTGGAAACGCTGCTTTCTTTGCTTCCGCAGCTTATCCCGGCGGCGGTGTCTGCTCTCATGACCATCGTGAACACGCTGATCGAGAATCTGCCCCTGCTTATTGACGCTGCGGTTCAGTTGGTGTCCACGCTGGTGACCGGCATTGCGGATGCGCTGCCCACGCTCATTCCGGCAGCGGTGCAGGCTATCGTCACCATCGTACAAGGACTGGTGGACAGCCTGCCGATGCTCCTTGACGCAGCCTTACAACTTATCACGGGACTGGCGCAAGGGCTTCTGGACGCAATACCCGTGTTGATCGCCGCTCTGCCGGAGATTATCAACGGCATCATTACCTTTCTGCTGGACTCCATCCCGCAGATTATCGAAACAGGCATTCAGCTTCTGACCTCTCTTGTTGCCGCATTGCCGGATATCATTATGGCAATCGTGGAAGCCATTCCGAAAATCATTGACAGCATTATCAACGCGGTGCTGAATGCGATACCGCTCATTATTCAAGCGGGCATCGACCTGCTGATTTCTCTCATTCAAGCCCTGCCACAGATCATCACGACTATCGTGCAGGCGATTCCGCAAATCATCTCCGGCATTGTCAATGCACTGGTCGGAAACATCGATAAGATCATCATGGCAGGTGTGCAGTTGTTTGTTGCGCTGATTGAAAACCTTCCCACCATCATCGTGGAGATCGTCAAGGCCGTGCCGCAGATCATCACGGGCATCGTGAAAGCCTTCGGCTCTCTGATGTATAAGATCGTGGAGATTGGCGGCAACATCGTCAAGGGACTGTGGAGCGGTATTACCCAGCTTGCCTCATGGCTGTGGGATAAGGTGTCCGGGTGGATCTCGTCCATCTGGGACGGCATCTGCGATTTCTTTGGTATCCATTCGCCCTCAAAGGAGATGGCGTGGGTCGGCGAAATGCTGGTCAAAGGTCTTGCAGGCTCCATTGACGACAACGGCGATGAAGCGGTCAAAGCCGCAGAAGGAATGGCGGAGGACATCAACGGCGTCATGGGCGACCTTGCTCATGATATGCAGACAGCTCTGCCCACCGACTTTGATGTGAACGGCTCGATCCGCTCCGCCGTGGACGGCGTGGTCGGCAAGGCGGCGTCCGCTTTCACCATCGCTCTGAACATCGCCACCTTCAACAATTACAGCAGTGAGGATATCCGTCAGCTCACCAACGAAGTCATGGAAACGGCGAATCAGTTCGCCCAGCGGAAAGGAGTGGTATTCGCATGACCTCTTTTACCTACAATGGCCGCAGTTCCGCTGATTTCGGCCTGCATATTGAGAAGAAGGATGTGTTCTCCGCACCGGAGTACGATGCGGAGTTCATCTCCATTCCCGGCAGGAGCGGCGACATCATCAATCCGAACTGCCGCTTTGCCAACATCAAGGTGACCTACACAGTGTTCCTCGCTCGGAAGAATATAGCCGCACTTGCCGCTGTCCTGCGGGACATTAAGGGCTGGCTTTATTCCGAGCCGGACAGATACCATGAGCTTACTGACTCCTATGATGCGGAGTATTTCCGCTACGGCGTTATTTCCGGCAATCTGGACATTGAGGAGCAGCTGAATAAAATCGGCTGCTTTACCGTGACCTTCAACTGCAAGCCGTTCAAATACAGCTATGAGGGTCAGCAGACCATAGCGGCAGATGGCGCAAACTTGTCTGTCACAAATCCATATGCTTTTGTAAGTAAGCCGTATATCAAGTTATATGGCAGCGGTGCGGTAGCACTATCCGTTCAGCCGGAGAGTCAGGGCATGACTGCTTGGACGATCTCCGGCATTGATGAATATATCGAAATCGACAGCGAACTTATGAACTGCTACAAAGACACGGTCCTCAAAAACGATACGGTCAAAGGTACGGAATTCCCGGTTTTCAAGTCGGGTGTTTGCACCATCAACTGCACCGGCGATGTAACAAGGATTGAAGTCATTCCGAGGTGGTGCTGTCTGTAAGGTCGTTCCCGATTGTAAGCGGTAGAAAAATTCAAAAAGGTATGGTATAATGCTTTTAAGTGAGAACGACAAGTCGGAATTTGCAGGTGTGATTGATGAGAATTGTAGAAGTTACAGAAAACAAAAAACAATATCTTGATTTGCTCCTGTTGGCGGATGAGCAGGAAGATATGGTTGACCGTTATCTCTATAATGGTAAAATGTATGTTCTTGATGATGACGGAGTGAAATGCGAGTGTGTCGTAACGGACGAAGGGAATGGAATACTTGAAATTAAGAATATCGCTACAGTTCCCCCATTTCAGCGAAAAGGCTATGCCAAAGCGCTGATTGAATTTCTTGTTGAAAAATACCGCGGACAATTTTCGATACTGCAAGTGGGAACCGGCGACAGCCCGTTGACGATACCCTTTTATGAAAAATGTGGCTTTGTACGCTCGCATATCGTGCCAAATTTCTTTACTGATCATTATGATCACCCGATATATGAGTGCGGTGTACACCTTGTAGATATGGTGTATATGCAAAGACCTCTATAAAACCAATTCCGGTTTGTCGAGCTACAAGTAAATCATTTATACTCAACCACCAGGGAGAAATCCCCGGTGGTATTTTTATGCCCGAAAGGAGGTGGTTTTCATGATCCCGGTGCTTTATTTGCCCAACGCTGTGGACTTTTCCTCATTCGGTCTTGGTGTGCTGACAGACACCATTTCCTGCGAAGTGACCGAGGAGCGAAACGGTGTGTTCGAGTGCCTGCTCAAATACCAGGTCAGCGGTCAGCACTATGGGCTAATCACAAAAGAGTGCATCATCAAAGCAAAGCCCAACGATACCGCAGTCGACCAAGCGTTCCGCATTTACCGCATTACAAAGCCCTTAAACGGTATCGTCACGATCTACGGTCAGCACATCTCCTATGACCTTGCCAATGTGCCGGTGCTGCCGTTTTCGACGGAGAGCCGCTCGCCGCAGTTCATTCTCTCGCAGCTTCTTGCCGGAGATACACGCTTCACCGGCTGGACGGACTATTCGGATGCAAAGGCGTTCTCGGTTACGCAACCGAAAAGTGTCCGAGCCTGTCTCGGCGGTACAGAGGGTTCCATGCTTTCCAAATGGTACGGCGAGTTTGAGTGGGACAACTTCACGGTGAAGTTCCATTCCCACCGTGGGCAGAAAACCGGTGTGGTCATTGAATACGGCAAGAACCTCACCGCTTTGGAGCAGGACGAGGACAACAGCGGCGTGTATACGGCGCTGCTCCCGTATGCCGTGTACACCTCGGAAGGATCGGACACCGAAACAGTGGTCACGCTGCCGGAGGTAACGCTCCCGATTGTGACCTCGGAGATCGTCCGGGCGAAAACGCTCATCATGGATTTCTCCGACCAGTTTGACGGAGTTGTGACCGAGGAAGCCCTCAGAGCCAAAGCCAACAGCTACATCAAAGCCAATCCGCTGGGAGCAACCATCCCCACGGTGAAGGTGTCCTTTGAACCGCTCTGGAAACAGCCGGAGTATTCGGCACTCTTGGAGCGGGTCAATCTCTGTGATACCGTCACCATCCGGCACTCGCTGCTGGGTGTCAGCGTGTCGGCTATGGTCATTGAAACCGTGTACGACACTCTTGCCGAACGGTATGTGAGCATTTCCCTCGGTCAGAGCAAGTCCAGCATGATCACCACCATCTCCGAGGTGCAGTCCACGGTCGATAAGGTGGAGTCCACGGTAGGACGCTTTCCGAAGCTACTCCAAACCGCCATCGGCAAGGCCACCGGGCTTATCACCGGCCAGAGCGGCGGCTATGTGGTCATCCACACCAGCGAAGAGAATGGACAGCCTTATGAGCTGCTCATTCTGGACGCTCCCTCCATTGATGAAGCCGTGAATGTTTGGCGGTGGAATGTGGGAGGCTTGGGCTTTTCCCATAACGGCTACAACGGCCCCTATGAAACCGCTATCACGGCAAACGGGCAGATCGTGGCAGACTTTATTACCTCCGGCTCTCTGGTGGCGAATATTATCAAGGCTGGTGTCATTCAATCGCAGGTTTCGTTTCTTTCCCAACACAGCCGGTCAGATCGTTTTTGCAGACCGGGCA